TCGCTCTCTCGCGGTATTGTTAGCCTAATCCCCTGTTCAGTTGCCCAATGATAGCATTGATCCATAAAATGCACCATCTCGCCTTTACCTAGCTGACTACTGCGCTTAACTTGTCCGCTTATCTCTGTTTTACTTATTCTAAAATTATCCGTACCTAAGAACCTGCGCTTCAACCATAGCTTCCATGCTTCTACAGGGTCGCCTTCAGAAACTTCAAAACCTTTCTTCTCCATGCCCTTAACAATCTCTCTACACCACATGTGGAACAATGCATTTTGGTTTAGGCTTCTTGGGTCTTGATACGGTTCTAGCTTAACCGATAGGGGGGTGGTGAAGTCCCAATTAAGAATATCTTCAATCAGGAACTTCACGTTCTTTTCTACATCTTGTTTAGAGTTGTATTTCACAAATGCACCTTCTGTCATAAAGACCGACTTAACCACTTCTGCGACATTTGCTCTAGCGGTGTTTCAAAGCGGCTATAAGTCTTGTCGGTTTCTGGAGACCAATCTGGTTGCCACTGCTTGCCAATGTGTTTTGTTTTTAATGGTCTAAGCTCATTATCTGTTACAAAGCTCTTTCCATACAACCGCGAATACATACACTTGTATCCAACACCTGCGACTTTTGCAAAGTGTTCATAAGTGTATGATTGACCATTTACCAAGTCAGGATGGTTTCCTTTATATGGAACTTTTTTTGTATTGCCCATGATCTATCGCCTCTATGATTATGTCATCGTAACCCTGCTCTCTCCAAGAATCAGCGTAATCTTTAGCGTCTTCTCTGTAGTAAAAATAATTATCTATACCGCCTACCCAGACTATATATTTATACACCATTTTTTCTCTCCCCATCCCAGTAGAAACCATACTTGCCCATAAAGTGATTAATGGCTCTGTTCTTAGCTTCTACGTTTTGTATCCAACTCACATCAGCTAGGCTATCTTCTACTGACCTGTTTCTGATGCTGTCAGTCTTCGCTCTAACCTGCGGTGAGCCACCCTTATCTTGCGCTCTAGCTAACCAAGCATTGATAAACCTCTTAATACCTTTAGGTGTTTTTCTTCGTGTAGGGTTAGCATCAAGCCAAGACTCCATTGCGTTTAGTTCATGGTAGACATTGATTGCAGGGTATGTTTTCTCCCATTGAATTATATCTTCTTGCTTTGGTTCGTATGTATCACCGTTATTTAGAAGCATCGCTGTCTCCATGATAAGATTCTTTTCTAATTCTTATTTGAAATAAATCGTTATGCTTTGGATATTCATCCATAAACTTTCTTGCATAATGACTAATCCAACCATCATCTATTTTAAAGTCAGAACCTTTTTCTTCGATAGCTGTTTCCCATCTCATGCGGTGAAATATGTTTTTTGCTGAATAGTAACTTCTAACACTCGCTACCTGTAAAGCAAATTTAACAAACATCGTATATATTTCTGGGTTTTCGTTGTCATGTTTTATAAAGTTTTCTTTAGTCCACTTACCATTCATGTTCATCTCCTATGGCTCGGTCAAGCCTCGCCTGATTATGTTAATAGTTATTGTGTAAACATTTTTATTCAAACACGTTTCACCCTTTAACTACGCAAAGTTAAAATTTTGATCAAAGGGCAAAGCGACTCTGCGGTAAAAATCGTAATCGTATCGAATATCTAATCTATTGCATCAAGAGTACCGACTCTATCAGCAGGCTTTGTCAAGAGGGTCAACTTCGCTCTAGTGTTTAATTTAAGTGATTCACTAGCCTCAAGCCCGATTACTAATTTAAGTATTGTTCATAATTAGAAAAATGTAAAGCATTTATTTACAATGCGATAAATTCATCTATTCCATACTCTAGCGCAACGCAAACTTTTAACGCAGTATCAAGCCTAACATTCTTTTTGTTACGCCATATATTTACTTGCTGTCTGTGAACGCCTAAACGCCTCGCTAAGTCAGCACTACTAATGCCTTTCATTGTTTGCGCTTCTTTCAAACATTTACCGAAATCTATCATTCCATTCTCCTATGTGTTAATGTGTCGGTGATGGTTTTCCCCGATCATCACTCCTATGGTTTACCCGCCCTTTCGGGGGCGGGGTTTTTCCCTAAAACGGAATATCATCTTCTAATAAATCAGAACCTTGCAATACTTCTTTTACCTTTTCGCTGTTGCTGTTCTGGCTTACCCCGTCAGGCGAACTACTATCGTTATAGATAACATTAACGTTGCCTAATATGTTCATTTTTTGACCAGCCTCTCGCTCTTCTTTAGTCAAACTCTGACCGATGAATCCATTGTTGTCGTACTGGTCTTTGTTATATACATCAACAAAAGTAGTCAGGTTTAAGTATGTACCCTTAGCACCTTTATACAATCTTGACTTGTCGATCTTAGTTACATCTATTTGAACGTTTATTCCTACTTTCATTGGTTTTTCTCCACTTCGGTTTTTATAATCTTGCAAGCATTGATAACTTGTTCTTCAAGTAATTCAATGTATGCATCGTCGCGCTCTACTCTGACAAGCACATGAGGTGTACTTGGGTGATAGGCGAACGCATCCCACCACTTTCTACCAGTAACAAACATACAGCCTTGTATTTGTTGCCAGTAATTCTTGACTAATTCATCTGGGTTTCGCAAATACTTGACCATCGTTGAGCCAAGCGGACATTTGATTTCAATGCCGCCATCATCACCGATTAACCCATCAGGCGAACAGCCATAAGTATCATCAAGGTCGACAATGAATCCGACCTCTTCCACTTCGTTGCCTGTGATGAACTCGTAGTTTTCTCGAGCCTCTGGTTCTAGCTCTGTGCCGCGCATCATAGCATCGCTTGTATGACCCTGCGTTATTTCTTGCGATAACATTTCAAAGATCAATCCGTTAATATAGTTATCAGCAGACGCACTAGGCTTACCTGTCCTCGTTATTAGCTTACCAAAACAACTTGCCGAGGGTTTACCTAGCCTTGATTGCAACCAAGCCTCAGAGCCTTGCTCATTGTTAAGGATAATCATTTCTGAGCCTTTTTAGCATTTAACATAGCCAATGCCCTTTCGTACTGAGATTCTTTCAATCCTGTAACGCTTGATACCTTGAACAGTTTGCAGAATTTTTTTTCATCGCTTTCTGTTTCTTCAATAAGGTTAGTTATGGTTACTACTTTTTGATCATCAATAATTTTATCAATCGCTCCTCGCAACATAGCAGACTCTGCATCATCATCTGCTGTCGGTATCCCTGCGATAGATTGCAGTGCGTAACGTCTAGCGTAAGTGATTGCTGAACCTGCGGCTTGCGGGTCTTGCTTGACTAGCGGTAAGGCAAACTCTGACTCTATATATTGACCAGAAACGTGCATTAATCTTGTAGCTACACCAATGCGACCATCAACACTCACAGGGAACTGCGTGTAACTCAGACCATTATCTGCGAAAGGTTGCTTGATAGCCTTGATTACGGATGTCAAGTCCGCGTAGCTAGATTTGAAGAAAGGGTTAGCACTATCTTTAACTGCTCCACCCATTTGGCTTTGCGCTAGGTTTAACGCTAACGCTAATTCATTGATTTGTTCACTCGCTTTCATTTTCTATCTCCCATGATTTTAGTTCTTCATAAATTGCTTTTCTTGTGTAGACAGCACCATCAGGAGTCTTCTCACCCTGTAGCGCCATTGTTAAGTAAGTTGCGGCTTTTTCAAGCCCCATGTCATCATAAACCTGACGAGCAAACTGGTATGTCTCCTCATCACCAGTCAGCCAAAGGCTAACATTCCAAGCGTTCCAACTTCTGTGACCGTTATACTCTTTCATATTTTTTCTCCATTTTGATTAAGTGTTGTTCACTATGGTGGTTATCAATCTGCTCTTGCGCGTACTGGTCGCCATAACCTGAGTAGTATTCCGGTGATTCATTGTCAGCGACAGGATGACCATGTATGCAGTCATACTCACCACGTTCGTAAGCGCACATATCATTAAGGTCTTTCATTTTTTTCTCCTTATGCGATTTGTGAGACTAGGCGTTCGTACCAATATGTCTCAGTTTCTAGTTGTTTTTCAAGAGATGTGAGTTTCGACTCAACAACCTTGCCCCATCTGTTATATTCATTGTCTGACATAACAGTAAGTCTTTCTCTGCACTCTGCAACACTACGCTCAAGTGCAACCTTGCGACGTCTTACACTTTTTATTACTGATGATTCATACATTTGATATTACCTTTTTTGATTAATTTAGAGTTAGTATGCCTGAAACTTTACACAATGTAAAGCCTTAATTTTACTTTAGGCATAAAAAAGCCCCATTAAAGGGGCGTTACGGACAAACTTTGGGGGTTTGTGTCCGCTAGTAAGACCAGATTGCTTCTTCTGGAAAGTAGTCACGATCTGGAAAATCATCTTTTGTGCAGATGTCCAGATGTATAAAACGACTAGCACCTTTCTGCTGTACACCGATCCGGGTTATACCATTGGCAATAGCTACTGAAACTAATTCAATCGCTTGCTGTCCGCTTACAGCTATATCTATCGCCTTGCCAGTACAGTGCGCGCCTGTTGCTTGCTTGCGTGATTCATTAGGGTGGCTTGGGTGTCTGTATGCGCTTGTCACTTTGAACGGAAAATCGCATTCCTTTCTGATCTTATTTAGTAGATCAAGAAACTCGTCATCAAACTTGTATTCGCCAGTGTGTCTACAGCGTAACTCACGTTCACTAAAATAGCTTTTTTTCTTTGGTGCTTTTTTAGGCTTAGGCTCTACTGCCTCAACCTGTTCTTCTTTAATTTCTTCTGTCATCATTTGTTCCTCAGTTTCATAATTTTGTCTGCGCCTTTAATACCAAAACTTGAACTTACTGCAATAAATAATAGGTATTGATACCAGTCAGGCAGATCATTCAATGCACTAAAACCCTCTTTGACTCTGTCAATAATTGTTGGGTCATCTACGGCTACAGCATAACCAATAAATAATAGCGGTAAAGATAGTATACCTGCAAACCATTCATCTTTAAAACTGTTGTTAGAAGCGTCAGCCATCTTGGTTTCCCAGTCAGCATCGTTCTTAATCATGGTCATTTTGGCTTTGTGTTTAGCTTGCTTTTCTTCCGCTTTGTTCTTTAGATAGCCACCTGCAAGATTAGCTATCGGTGATATTAATGTTTGCCACATGGTTTATTCTCCTAGAGAGGCATGGCTACTGCATCGAGACCAAGCCAAATATCGTCAATTTCTTTTGTGATAACTTTCATGCGTTCATCTACATCACCTATACTATCAGAAATTAATTCTGCTTGCTTGACAGTCGAGCGC